ATTTGAGTAAGGTTATGCGAGGAGAAGAAACAGATCAAACGGTAGTCTTTCAAGGATCTGAATACGGTTCAACGATAGAAGATGTGCAAGTAGCTAATAAAGATCGTATAAGAGCAGCTGAACTCCTTGGCAAAAGGTATAGCCTATGGACTGATAAAGTGGAACTAGATGGCAATATGGATCTGAAAGTGGTGGTTGATTATGGCGATGGCGAAAACGAAGCGCCAAATGATAGTTAAGGTACAATTTAACCGAAATTTCCAAACATACAATACCACTAGGAAAAGATATCGATTAGCTAAAGGATCAGCTGGTTCTGGTAAATCAGTAAATACTGCGCAAGACTTTATCATAAAACTTGGAGATCCGAAGTATAAAGGAGCAAATCTTCTTTGTGTTCGTAAAGTCGCCGAGTCAAATAAAGATAGTACGTATGCTGAATTGAAGTCTGCTATCTATAAGATTTACGGATCTGACTACCACAAATATTGGTCCATTAAATCATCGCCTATGATGCTCGAATCAAAGATTACTGGCAATCAAGTGATATTTCGTGGGATGAAAGATGACGGACAGCGAGAAAAAGTAAAATCTATTACTTTTGACCGTGGTAAACTCACATGGATATGGATCGAGGAAGCGACAGAACTTTATGAAGCCGATGTAGATATTCTCGATGACCGTTTACGTGGTAATTTGGATTTTAACCCATATCTTTACTATCAAATGACATTTACTTTTAACCCGGTATCAGCTACTCACTGGATCAAGTCAAAGTACTTTGATGTAACGCATCCAGACATTTTTACTCATCAATCAACATATCTACAGAATCGATTCATTGATGAAGCCTATCACCGGCGGATGATGATGCGAAAAGAGCGTGATCCTGATGGATATCAAATCTATGGACTCGGCGAATGGGGTGAGTCTGGTGGACTTATCCTTACTAATTATATTGTAGAAAACTTTAACACAGACCCAGAACGTTTTGACTACATGGTTAACGCTCAAGACTTCGGATTCAATCATGCCAATGCTATTGGTGAAATTGGATTTAAAGATGGCGAGCTTTTTTTGTGCCGTGAAATCTATGAGTTCGAAAAAGATACGAGTGAGCTTATTGCAATCGCTAATGAAAAAAGAATCAATAAAAAGCTGGTTATGTGGTGTGATTCTGCCGAACCGGATCGAATTAAAATGTGGCGCAAAGCTGGCTATCATGCTGAACCTGTTGTAAAAGAACCCGGAAGTGTGTCAGCACAGATCGATTATTTGAAGCAGATGCGCATCCATATCCATCCAAGTTGTACAAATACAATCAAAGAAATACAACAATGGAAGTGGAGAAAGGACGAGAAATCAAATACTTTTACGGACGATCCGGTGAATTTCTTTGATGATGCAATGGCGATGTTACGATACTCTATTGAGCTGGAAAGACGTAAAGGTCAGCAAGCCAAGAAAAGACGCACAAATAGAAAAACAGCATTTTAGGAGGTGGTTTCTTGACATCAAAAATTATTAGTGGCGGATCGTCAGGATCTGTTCCTAAAGAATATATCAAAAAGAACGTGAGCATTGAGAAGAAAAGAACTCTAAAGTTTAAGTCTGCAGGTGGTTTTGATCAAAGAAGAGATTTGACCCAATTATCTCCACCATATGATATTGCTACTTTACGATCAATCACCGATATATCTGACATTCTGAACCAATCAATTGAAGCATACGTAACGAACGTGGCTGGATTCGGTTTTGGTATACGTTACAAGGTTGACGACACCGAAGAAACAGCAGAAATGAAGGCAGAATGGAATCAATTGGATACCCTACTCAAAGAATTATCCTTTGAACGTCCGCCAAAAGAAGTTATTGAGGAGGTCATTCGACATGTTGAAGAATGCGGGAATGGCTATATTGAAGTTATTCGTAATCTTAAAGGTGATGTTGTAGGAATTGATTCTGTAAAGCCTGAGTACATGACTGTTACCAAACTAAATAGAGTTATAAATGCGGACGGATCAGAGATTAAGGTCCGCTATTTTGTTTTTCGTGATTCTATGGATGATTCTGTTAAAGAATCTGGAACATGGTATAAAACCTATGGGGACCCTACTCCGTTGAATTCAAATGGAAGCGTGGGTTCTGAGGGGCAAGGCACAGCTACTGAAATCATTCACCTTAAAAATGGTGATTTTCAAGATCCTTATGGCAAGCCTCGCTGGGTAGGTCCATTGATTAAAATACTTGGAAATCGCAAGGCCGACGAATTGAACTATCGATATTTTACTCAGGGAAGACATATTCCTCTTGCCATCACGCTAGAGAATGCGCAGCTGACTGAACAATCCGAAGCCACATTACAGGCATATGCTAATGCAATTGGTGGGGAAGAAAATCAGCATAAGTTTTTATTGCTAGAAGCTGAAAAAGTAAGTCCTGCAGAAGAAGGTTTAGGATATGGGGAAGATAAATTCAAGCCAGCCATTAACATTGAGAAACTAGCTGACATCTTACAAAAAGATGCTCTATTTCTTGAGTATGATGAGAACGTCATTGAATCAGTCCTTGGAGCATTCCGTTTGCCCCCAATTTATGTAGCAAGATCAAGCGACTATACAAGAGCTACTGCTGAGACTGCTAAAGAACTGACGGAAGAGCAAGTGTTCCAGCCCATGCGAGAATCTTACGATTGGCGTATTAATTCGCTTTTTAGGGAATATGAATTCAAGTATGTAGAAGTATTTCTGAAATCATCCAATCTTGTAAATATGGAGGATGTTAAAGCGATTCTCACACCAGCTATCCAAGCAAATGCAGTCGCTCCAAATGATTTGAGGGATATTCTTTCAAAAGCCCTCAATAAGCCGCTAGAAGCTTTTGATGGAGAAGAGTACAATTATCCACTTAACAGACAATCATCGTCATCAGCGTTTAATCTTGGTGATTTGGACGTAGCTAAGGCATATGGTGAAGGAGAAGTAAGTGAAGTTGCAGCAAGTATTCGGCGTATGATCCGGAGTGTGAAGTCTGATGAATGATGAAGAGTTAATTAAAGCCGCTTTACAGTTAAAAAAAGAAGAGGATGATGAACTGGCTAAGCTTCTAGAAAAAGCAGGCTTTTTATTTGTCCCAATATTGCTTACGTTCATCTTAAATTCAGAGGATAAGATGGATGAGACCTTGCAAATTGATTACGAGGAAGTATGGGAAAAGGTTAAAAAATTCGTAGAGAATCGGAAAAAGAAACCTACCAAGTTATCTATAAAAGTTATGCTCCGTGGACGATCATTCAAATCAAACATGGAAGAAAGTGTTATCCCAGAACTGAGAAAAGCTTTCTTTGGGTTGTTTGATGAATTTAATGCCAAGTATGACGGATCTGAGGATTTTGATTATCAGACTAAACACTACCGAGACATCGAAAAATGGCTTAGGAAGCTGCCAAAACTAATGAACGTTTCTACAGAGAACGCTCTTGTAGGAGTGATTCAAGAATCTTTTGATGAAGGTAAAGGCATCCGATGGTTAGAAAGTAAGCTGTCTTCACTCCCTGAATTCTCTCGCAATCGTGCCAGAACAACTGCGATCACTGAGGGATTAAGGATGTACTCTGGCAGCCAGTATGAAGCATTAATGCAAAACGATGCTGTTATTGGCATGACCTGGCGCCATACTCATGGCATCAAAGAACCGAGAAAGGGACACGAAGCGATGGACGGTCAAACAATCGCTAAAGGCGAGTATTTCATCGTCAATGGCGAAAGCTGCCGTTATCCTCGTGACCCTATGTTATCTGCTAAAGAGTCGATTCATTGTCACTGTTTTGTGGTGCCAGAAATAAAAAAATAATTAGAAAGGTGGTGAGAAAATGCGAAAACTAGAAAACGTTCTTGTAACACATGTTTCATATGTAGATAAGGCAGCCAATAAGAAATCATTCTTTCTTACTAAATCTGCTGAAGATCTCAAACCTAATTTTGAAACCGAAGTTAAGTTGGTTACTAAATCGAATGATCCACAGAAGCTTGTATATGGTGTTGTTTATGAGCCTGATGTTGAAGACGTTCATGGGGATTTCATGGATGCTGAAACAATCGAGAAGGCTGCACATGGATTCATGGCGGATTATCAACAAATTGACAAACAGCACGATTTCACCACAAATGCTGGAAAAGTAGTAGAGAGTTATGTTGCCCCTGTTGATATGACTATCGGCGAAACCACAATCACCAAAGGAACTTGGGTGCTTGTCACTAAAGCTACTGACGAAATGTGGGAGTCAATCCAGAAAGGGGATTTCACAGGCTACTCTTTAGCAGGAACCGCTCAAGTGGAGGATGTCAAAAAGCAAACAGCTGATAATTTTAACAACAGCAAGACTTATCGGGATATTAATGCAGCTTTAGATGCTTTTCGATCTGCTTCATGGTCTATTTTAGATAATTACACAGCAAACGATGCTGACAAGATAGCTAGTATTCAATCTGAAATTAACGAGTTATCAACGCTGATCGGCACAATAAATACAACTAAATCAGTTACCAAACAAGGACTAATCGAATCGGTTAAGTCCTTTTTTAGTACAAATAAATCCGAGGAGGATGAGGAAATGACGGAAGAACAGTTAAAAAAAGCGCTCGGCGAAGCGCTCAAACCAGTAAACGATCGTTTATCAGCTTTGGAAAAAGGCGATAAATCAGATGAAAAACCAGAAACAGTTAATTCGGAAGCTAGTGTTGAGTTAGATGCTGATGCTATTGCTAAGGCTGTATCAGAAGCCGTAGCACCTTTGAATGAGAAGATCGAGAATCTCGAAAAATCTCGAATCAGCAACAATGCTGAACAAAATTACACAGAAAAAGTTGAGAAATCGGTTGTACCATCTTATGTGGACGCTGCTTTCCCAATTTCTGAATAAAGGGGGAAACACAAATGACAAACGTTTTATCGAATGAAACATTGATCAAACAAATGAACGCAATCTTGAAAGCTGGTAACAATGTTACCTTACGTGAAGACAATGCTCGAGCATTCTTCTTAGATGCAGTTGCAACTGCAGGAACTATCGGGAAAATATTTGTCCATTTTGCCAAATCAGGGACAGGATCTTTGGATAAATTAGGTGTTAAAAAGCGTACATTGAAAAAACATCTAGGTATTAACACTGAAGATACAGGCACGGATATCAAAGAAGAAGACACAGTACCTTTCTCTCTTGTCCCGGTTTACTTGGATACATGGATCGAGAACAGCAATACATTTTATACCGCTCGTACTCGTGGGCAAGATGTCCGTCAAGCGTTACTTTCACTAATGCAAGCTCAGTATGCAGCGGATTTGCAAGATCTAGCATTTAATGGGGATGAATCTTCATCTGATGCATTCGTGAAGTTAAATGATGGTTACATCAAAATGGCTAAAGCATCTGCTGAAGTAAAAGTAGTAGGTGCAAAATTGCCGACTATTCAAGAACTAACTGCTGCAACTGCTAGAATTGAACCGAAATATTTGCGTCAAGGAACATTTAAGTTCTTTATGTCTCAAGCCACAGCAACAAACTATGTTGTTGAATTACAAAATCGAAATACTGCTTTGGGAGATGCAGTATTAGTGGACGGTGCCCTGCGCAATATCGGTGGATTCGGCGTCGAAGTTGTTGAGTCTATGGAAAACAATGTAATTCTGTTCACTCCTTATGAAAACCTCGCTGTTGTTTCTGGTTTGACTGTTACATTGACAACTGCTGCTCAAGACAGCCGTGCCGTTGCCAAACAGGCAACATATCATTTCATGCTTGATGATATTGACTTCATCATTCGTGAACCTAAAGCACTAGCTTACTTCGGTATTGATGCTACTCCAGAAGGATAAGAAAGGGAACGGTGAAAAACATGGCAAAATACAACGTTTTAAAAAAATTCCGTGATAAAGAAACTAAAGAAGTTTATGAAGCAGGGACGGTCATTGATATGACCGTTAAACGTGCTGAAGAAGTTGCTGTAAATCTAGATGATTCTTTCTTAGAACGTGTTGAAGAAAAGAAAGATGACAAGAAAGCCGGCAAAGACGATCAGAAGGAAGACAAAAAAGAAAAGTAGGTGAAGATCATGTCTGAACCTTATGTTGATGAAGCCTTTTACAAGAATGATTACGAGGGAACTCCTGTTGATGATAAGGACTTTTCTCGTCTATCCAAAAGGGCTTCGGACATTATTGACTCTTTGACAGATTATCATGTACCTAAAATTGGTTTGGATAAGTTTTCTGAACATGTACAGCTACTGATTAAAAAAGCATGTTGTGCTCAAATAGAATACTATCAAGTCGAAGGTATAGATCTTGATGTTACAGGTAATACTTCGAGCGGTCAAAGCGCTTCTATTGGTGGGTTTAGCTATTCTGGCGCAACAACGTCAACTAGCAAGCAAGCCAATCGGGTCGCTCCGAGTTGTCTTTCATATTTAGAAGGAACCGGTCTTTTGAGAAAAAGGAGTGTGAGGATCGGTGTCATTTAAACCAATACCTAAACACCTGTTAATCCATGAGGTTATCTATCAGGCCCCAAAGCCTGATGATGATGGCTCAATGGGAAGTGGTGAACTACCTAACCCACAGAAGATTGAACATGTAAGGTTTACTCCTAAGCGAAAAAGAATTATAAAAACGGATAATACAGAGGTTTTGACTAACGGCATTTTGTACGTCGATGCTGTTAATTCAAAACCTTTTGTAAATCCTAGCGAGGACGGAACAATTACATTTCAAAACCGCAAACTAAAAATCGTTGAATGCTATGAGGTGTTCACTGACCAGTTAAATCCACATCATATTGAGGTGATGTTGCAATGAGCGGGAGATTTGAAGGTAATTTCGATCGTATTGAGAGAGCTATCGAATCCGCTCTGAATCCGACATCAATCGCATTTGCTAAAGCGGCTAATCAGTATGTTAAGAAAGACACTGGGGCAACCGAAGCTAGTGTTTGGGTTGATAGTGATTTCCCAAAAGGAAAGCTGGTATGGGGTACAGAGTATGCTGGGTACGCATATTATAGGGGAACTCCATCTAAAAACCACAATCCTCAAGCATCTATACGGTGGGCTGAGGTTGCGAAAGCTCAAGATATGGATGAAGTACTGGATGTGGCAGAAAAAGCGATTAAGGAGGCTCTGTGATGGATTTATTTGCACGAGTTGCTGATCACTTACGCTTATTAGGACTTGAAACACCAAGAGTAACAAGTACTGGGAAGCAAGTCATTCAAGAAGACAAACCTCCTCAGGACAATGAACGAGATTTATCTATACAAGGGATTGCATCCGGACAAGGACAGCAGGACTTGGCTAGAAACAGGCAAATTCCGTTCATGGTTCAAATCATTATCAAAAACACAAACCAATCACAAGC